TATACCCTCTATTCCACTCACGATACTGCATAGTATCTTCACTGAATGGGTTCTTAGTACTACCACGTTTAAAACTACTGTATCCCATTTGATGTTGTAGCTTTAGCGGTGCGTCATACTTACCCAGACCACGTGATTCTCTTGTACGTTTAATCATAAGGATTATCCTATGTTATTCCTTCTTAGGTTCTTCAGCTTCTGGTGCGTTTAACTCTTCCTTTAGTTTAGCCACCAGTGTTTCATTAGTGAACTTGAGACAGTGTATCTCGTAGTTCTTTTGTGATTGGATATTGTTATTGATTGTGATCTCTTGTAAAAGATTCTTCTGAGTATCTGTAAAATCATCTGATTCATATTCAACCTCATCTATCGTTACTTTAGCCATTGTGATTCTCCTTCATATAGGTTAGTAGTGATTCATAACCCCCGATGTATGAGCCATCGGGAGCATATATTTGAGGTACAGTTTTGTACCCTGCCTTTTTTAATAAAGACAGTATCCATTTTGAACTGCCTGATTCCACATTATACTCTCTGTAACTTTGATTGTAAAGATATATTAAATCTTTTGACATATTACAAAAGCTACAATTGTCTCTGGATATTACCACAAACATTATACTAAGTCAACAATCTCACAGCTATCTCCAGAACATGCTAGTGTCTGGCTACCTGCTGTGTTGTCTTCCTGTTCGTACTCAGATAGTTCACTCCAATCAATAGATGAAGGCATAGACCCTAGTAACTCTAGGTATGTCTTCTCTTCTACATCTTGGTAAGGTGCTTGCTGATAAGTGTGTTCATTGAATGGTAAGAATGATACACCTGACATCTCATCAAAATGTTTATACACAAACGCACCTACCTCAAACCACTCGTTATTCTTTACGTTAATCGTAACAGATGGTTTGTGTTCACACCATGATCTCTGATAGGCTAACCACATCTCTAGCTGTTCTATAGCAGTCATGTCAGCAGTAACTGTTGCACCTTGTGGAGCTTTCATAGGGAAGCTGAACACTGTAGTCTGATCAGGCTTCATTACATCTGGCTCGTTAGGTATACCTTGATCAATCATGAACTGTGTCAACGGGTCTTTGTTGTCTCCACGTACAGTGCGAATATAATAGGCTGAGTGACGAGCGTGTATGCCACTGCTAGAGTCAACCAGTTGGCTGACAGTACCGCTTGGTTTAACACAGCTGATAGCAGTACTGACAGGGATATCAAGGCGTTCAGCCCACTTAGCATTAGTAGCAACGGCGATTTGTTTGAGGTGTTCAAGAGTTTTCTCCAATCCTTTGTTAGCTTTTGTAGTCAATGGGTTATCCATGATACCTGTCATAGATACACCAAGTAATCTTTCTTCTTCTGTATTAGTTTGCCATGACTTACGTAAGTATGGGAACTTAGTGAATGATGATTGTATTGTACCTAGTATTGTAGCTATACGTACCTTACGTTCTAAGTCTTCTGTACTATCAGTAGCTCTTACAACTACCTCTGTTAGATTACAGAATTGATTCTTCCTCAAAATTATCTCGCTACATGGATTAGTTCCGAACTCATGGTTAGGATCACGTCTTCCATTCTTAGCTGCTTGTTTCTTAGATGCTTGTCTGTTGAAGATACCACGTTCACCTGAGCCTGACTCAACTAACGCCATCCACTCACGCATGAAAGATAAACTATCAGGCTTCTCAGTGTATGACACAGAGTTGTTAGCCAATGCACGTTGAGGATCATTGTCCCACCATGAGCCTGACTTAGCATGTCGCATTCTATCATCTGATAAATTACTCAATGAAATCATAGCACTACGGCGTACTCCACCTACGACTACTACCTCACCTATCTTACACATGATGTCGTGACACTCTAGTGACGATAGCTTACGTCCTTTGGCATCTTTAAATGTCTTGATAACAAAGTTAAACAGATCAATCAAAGGCATAGGACCTGATGCTCTACCACCAAATGTCTTTAGCTTTGCACCTGCAGGTCGTACCTTAGACACATCCCATCTTGGTATCTCACCACTATATAGTAGTGCAATCATCTGACGTAATGCTTTAGCCCAACCTTCTTTGCTATCTTTAACTACAATAGTAGTTTCACTATCATACATATGCTCTGGTACTTCTGGTAGTTTAGTCACAGATTGACGTTCAACTGAGAACCCAACACCTGTACCACACAACAGAATAAACATAGCTTCATCAAAAGATTTAACCTCGTCTACTGCTAGATACGAGCAATTGTAACCTGCTGTATTGTCACGAGCTAAAGCTGGACCAGCAGTCATTAATGCTCGCATAGAAGGCATCACTTCTAGTCCTAGTATAGCCCGTTCAATCTCTGCTATCTGTTTAGGGTTATCACCTAATGCTGGTTGCACTAGGTTCGTCATGTATCGTCCTACTGTTTCTGACCACGTTTCTCTACGGCCTTCTTCCTCAAGCCAACGTGCATAACGTGACTTGTGTATGAAAGATTGATAGTCAGTTGGTAAATGGTTATTCATATTCATACTACTCCACTATTGTTTTGATTGATTGGATTTCCATCCCGTCAACATCATATATAAACTCTTTTAATGCGTCTTCTACTTCATCGTGTATCTTTCCATCTACAGGTACAGGATACTCATCTTCATCTAAATCAAGAGTTAGAAATATTTTTACTATCATATCATTGTCCCCCTTAATGAAACTTAACGTTGATTATATTTTTATCTACACTGGTTATATCTGGTTTCTTTTTAGTTTTCTCTTCTGGTAACTCTGTTAAGATACCTTCATTCTTAGCTTCCTCTACTATCTCACTTAGTAGATCACGAACTTCTGCACTCTCTTCCATAGCAGGTATAGAGGCACAAATCATCTGAGTTAGATGTGTGAGTTGGTAGTGATCATTATCATTCATCACATTATCTTCTGTAGATATAGTGCCTACCATCAACTCTCCTGTCCAGTTACCCTTCTCATCTAAAAATGGAGATAGCTTGATAATATAATCATTAGGATGGAAATCTATTAATACATTCTCTTCATTCATGTCTGCGCTATCCTCTCTTTATCTTTTTGTATGGGCAGTTAATTAAATCTGGATGTTTGTCTTTGCCTTTTTCTTTCAGCCACTCCAATGGAATGATACGATCATGATACTGTATACCATTTTTCTCACACCATTGTCCATAGCTAGTTTTAGCACCCTTACTTATCTTAGAACGACTGTTAGTAAATACAAATCGTATGTCTAACTTAGGGTGTTGCTTCTTTATTAATAGATGTTTACGGCGATCTTCAGCTTTGAACATTCCTTTTGTCTCAATTATAATGCCGTTCTTCAATACAAAGTCAGGGGTATAGGTGCGGTACATAAGGTCTTCCCATTCAATCTTGATCTCCTCATATTTGAATGGCATCTCATGCTCAATTAGATAGTCTCTTGTCCTGACCTCTAACCCACTCCTATACCCATGCTTCCTTGCGGCAGCGTACTGCTTTGCCTTCATGGTTTAACCCTCGTTTACAGTAATATAACTTACTGTTGGTTTAACTCTAGCTTGTGATACCTTAGATGGTAACTCTTGTAGTTCTGGAAAGCATTCAAACCTAAAGTCACAGAACTTACAGTTAGGATTTAGAATAGTATTACCTGATGGCTTACCCCGAAACGTTTCTGGTACGGGATTGAAACATCTTTTAAACTCATTCTTATTAACTGTGTCTACAGTGTCTTGTATCTTAGCTATCTCTGTATCCAAGTCAAGTCCATCGGCAGGTACATACTTGATGTTACCATTAGCCTTGTTGACTACCCACCAACCACCAGCTTTCTTACCAGTAGCCTTTGCATAACCTGCAAGCTGACCAATGTAACCAAATGAATCACCCTTACTGAGTGTATCATACGATTCAAACTTGTTACGATATGACCAATCAGATGCTGACTTAACATCATCTAATGCACCATCCATAATAAGATCGTATGACCCATGTATTGTATCTTCGTTTAATTCAAGTTGAACAAAGTTATCTTCGTCTTCATAGGCTACACCTGCTTCGGTAATGATACCTTTAAATGCAGCTTCGACTATGTCTCCAAGTAACATGTTCATCACGAAAGTTGTCGGTTTGGGCAACGCTTTCTCTGGCTTGTTCTTAGCAAACCAAAGCTGACAAGTAGGCTTACCTATGTTAGACATACGTAAACGAAACTCATCACGACTGTTGCCCCCACCGAACTGGCGGCGTACTGAATCCATTACATCCTTACCAATCTGTTGTATAGTCTCTTCAGACATACTAGATTTACCAGATGTAGCATCTTCAAGA